CTAGAAGATGGAATGAAGTTAATGGTTGCTGAAAGAGACATTGCAATTGTATGGTAAACTTTACAGAAGAATCAGAGAACTTGTATAACAGTAAGATGTATACACCCTTTGATAAGATAGTATCTAAGCAGATACCATTGACAGATAGATTGGTAAATCTTGATAGACCCAAGTATTATGGTGGAGCAGGAAATACTTATGAGGTATTTAATGTATTAGAAGCCTGGGGTTTAGATGAAGACTTTTATCTAGGGAATGTTATAAAGTATTTAGCACGAGCTGGTAAAAAAACTTCTACTAAAAAAGAAGATTTACAAAAAGCTTTAGTATATTTACAAAGAAGAATTGATAGATTATGAGTGAGCAAGCAGCTTTTAAAGAAACTAAGATCTATTCCTTTGGGGATATCTTAGTTGGTTTAGACTCAGAAGAGATTAATGAGTCAGAAGAAATTATTGAACTTAGAAAAGTATTTTCTAAATTAGCGGAAGATCTTAAAGAGAATTATAATCTTAATAGATCTCCAGTAAAGAGTTTATTATTTGATCAGACAATTGGTGACTTGACAAGAGCTTTACTTATGTCTGAGAAACTATTAAAAATGGAATGATGAAAATAGTTGCAATTATTGTGTTATTTACATGCATTGCTATGCTTTGGGCAATAGCACATATCTTATACAAACCAGTATATGATAAGATATCACAACAGTATGTAATTAATGAAGATGATTTTAAAATTGCAAATGTTTGCATTGCAGTTATGTTATCCCTTGCACTAACAATCGGCCTAATACTCTAGTCTGTATTTCTTTCCATGTTTCTAGTAATACAGCAAAATAGTCCCCAGTTGCAAAGCTGGGGATTTTTTTGTATATTGATGTATGGCAGAATTTGTTAAACAAGGAGAAGTTAATGTTGCTGGAACTATCTTATATATAGGTAGTGGTAGCCCTTTATTAACTAAAATATTAACCTTAAGATTTTACAATCCTTTAGTATATGTTCTTACATTAGAAAGATATGATGCATTATCTGCCAGTAGTGAAACATTATATGAATTAAACTTGAGTGCTGGAGATACAGTTACTGATGGTTTAACATACGCATTAAAAGAAGGGGATGAATTGGTTGTATATTCAAACATTCCTGGTACAACTTATTATGTATACGGTATAGATTATGCAGATAGTTGATAAAGACGGAAATATATTTGGTGGTGGATTACAAGTAAATGGTCCAGATGGTAAGCCAAAGACTATTGGTGGTGGTCCTCCAACAGGAGCTGCTGGTGGAGATCTTTCTGGATTTTATCCTAACCCAGGAGTAGTATGGAGTAATGGTTTACCCACTTATGACTTACAGTATTATCCTCTTACTAATCCTTCAGGATTTATTACATCTGCCACAGCTGCAGCAACTTATCAACCTTTACTAACTTTAACTACTACAGGTACGTCAGGTGCAGCTACTTTAACTGGATCTACTTTAAATATACCACAATATGGTGGTAGCAGTAGCCTCACAGTAGGCACCACAGCAATAGCATCAGGTACTATTGGCGGGGTACTATTCCAAGGTACAGGTAATGTGCTACAGCAGAGTGCTAACTTATTTTGGGATAACACAAATAATAGACTAGGGATAGGTACAAGTACACCAACAAAAACATTTGATTTAAGGGGTGATGCAAATATCATTAGTGCAGATAATTTAGGTGGTAACACATTAAGTGTTTTTGCTAATAATTTAACACAAGGGATAGGAATAAGTTATAATACTATTTCCTTAATAGGTAGTAGTTCTAATATAAATTTAACCCTTAGTCCTAAAGGTACTGGAATGTTATTAATTACCTCATCAATAACACAAGTAAATAATTTAGGGCAAGTATATGCTTTTGGTAATTCCATTAATGGTAACTATGGAACCAATGCAAATTCATCTCTGATTTTGAATTATAGTGGTGCTTCAGCAGGAACTACACATTTTAGAGATACGTTAATTTACAACGGAAAAGCAGCTCAGATTGCACAATTTACTGGCTCTACAGGTAACTTTTTAATTAACACCACCACAGATACAGGATTTAAGTTAAATGTGAATGGTACTGCTAGGGTGAGTGGTAACTTGACTTTAACGGGTGGTTCTTTGTTAATGAATAACAACAATATCTATATTGCACGTGGTACGGGTACTCCAACTGATGGAATGGAAATTCGGGCATTATCTGCAGGAACGGATGCAGTAAAAGTTACTACCTCATCTGTGTCAATAAGTAGTGTGGGAGGTTTGACCTATCAAGCATCAGCACAATTAGCAGTTGACTCAACTACTCGTGGCTTCCTACCCCCACGAATGACAACCACACAAAAGAATGCAATAGCTTCACCTGCTGCAGGCTTAGTGGTATATGATACAACATTAAACAAGCTATGTGTTAGAACTGCATCAGCTTGGGAAACAATAACATCAGTATAATGATACACATAGAACCACTTAACATACCAACCAAAGGCACAGCATCTCAGATGTCAGTGCTTGTTTTGAACTTTGCTACCAATGCTACCACAGCTACAACATATTGGCAACTATATGATGAGGATGGCACAGGCTTATTGGATGGCAACTACACCATGACGGAGGAGCAGTTTGCTGCATGGGGTACAGATAACAATATAGTAAATAAATATGTAGCAGATGCTATAGGAGTAACAATAATATCATGATAACACTAGAAGAAAAAAACATTGAGGAGCTAAAAACTTATTTAGCTGAGATACCATTTAAGTATGCATTACCGTTAGTGCAGTACTTAGAAAAAATAATACAAGAGCAAAACCCACCGCAAGAACAAAATATCCAGGAGAAATAATTTGTTATCTAAATAATTTTCATTATATTATAGATATAGTGTATATAATTATTTTTAAAAACAAAAACAATCATGGATATTTTAAATTTTATTTCTTGGATTAGAGGTCGTAGAGTAGTTACTTCTGCAGATCCTGCAACAAGTTTGTTACCTGTTGCATTACTAGACGAAAGAAGAGATGACTCATATTTAACAGCTGCAATTTCTGTACAAAACTTTGCAACACAAGTTGCTGCTGGACTTCCTCCAGGACCACAAGGTATACCAGGAGCACAAGGACCACAAGGACCACAAGGTGTACCAGGACCAGTAGGACCAGCAGGTCTTAATTGGCAAGGTGCATGGTCAGCATTAAATAGTTATGTAGTTGATGATGCAGTAGGTTATGGTGGAGCTTCTTGGTTCTGTACTGCTAATGTAGGCCCTACAACAACTACACCTAACTTAGATCCTACTAAGTGGGCATTGTTAGCTTCTCAAGGAGCTACTGGACCTCAAGGTCCGCAAGGTATCCAAGGTCCTGTTGGCCCATCTGGTACAGCTTCTCCAAGTTTTAGTAATACATTTCAACCAACATATGGTTTTCCAAATAATGGAAACCAGTATACAATGTCTGCATCTACCATTCCAGCAAATACATTTAATAATAGTACTAATCCAATTCTTAATATAAAAGCTTTTGTTAGTAAACAACCTAGTGCTGGTACTTTTATTGTTAGAGTTTACATGACAAATAATATTCCTAATGTTGGCAATGTATACACTGCTGGTGGATTTTTACTTGGTGGAACAAACACTGCTACAGTTGGATCTACACAAATAGGAACTAAGTTTGAAAGAGATGTATGGTGTAACATAAATACACTTTATTCTGTAAACAATGGTCTTATTGACGGAGATTCAAATTCTGATAGTTCAGTTGCTGCAACTGCGACTAACTATAATTCTCCTTTATTTAGCAATGCTACATCTTCCGGAGTTATAAACTGGTCACAAAATGTATATATTGCAGTTACTGTTGAAGCAGTAGGTGCGTTTGCTAACATCAGTAGAAGATTTCTTTCAGTTGTTAGAATCTAATTTAATACATCATGGACATACTAAATTTTATCTCCTGGATAGCTAGTAAAAGAAGAGTTGTTACATCAGCTCCTGATGATGCTTTGCTTCCTATTGGAATCAGAACAGAAACTAGAGATGATAAATACACTACTGTAGCTATAAAAGTTTCTGACTTTGCTAGTCAAGTAGGTGATCCTTCAGTAACTTTTGTTGATGGTTCACTTGAACCAGCTGTTCAAGCTACTATGTCTACAATAGGAGGGACTATTACACTATCTAATGGTAGCATATATAAAAAATACAGAATACAAGGAATAGCAGTAGTTAATGGTGCTGCTAGTTATGCATTATTAATTGGTGTTGTTGTAGGTTCTGATAAGCTATTAAGAGTTAGAGAAGACTCTGTTATTCTTGCTGATAACACAAATGTATATGACACTGTTGCTTCTGCAATGGCAAGAACTGTTTTGGTAGCAGATGGCTCTGGTAATTTAATTTCAACAGCATCTACTTTTATAGCAGATGATGATACAATTAGTGCTCCAGAAGATCATTGGTTTACATTAGTAATGACAGCAGGTACCTCTTTTGATGCAACAGTAGTAATTGACTTTACAATAGCTGTGCCTATATCAGCAACAGTAGAATTCTTTAATTAAAATATACATTATGGCAACAAATAATTTAAGAACATATCTAGAAAAAAAGTATGGTAAAGACTCTAAAAAAGTTTTAGATAAATATGATAATCAGAAACAAAAATATGTTGAACAAGGTAAAAGATAGATCATGGATATTCTAAATTTTATTTCCTGGATTAAAGCAGGAAACTACAGAGAAACCCTTCCTACAGATGTTACTAACCTATTACCTATTGGGGCTCAAGATTCTTCTAGAGATGACGGTTGGTTACCACTAGCAGTTAATGCTGCACCATTACAATCACTATATGATACTGATACTGTAACTCAGTTGACAAGTATTACAACACCAGTTAAAATAAATGCTCATAATGGAGTAATTACTACAGTATCTTCTACTCTTGCTGCAAATGCAAAAACAAGTTTTACTGTGCTTAATGATAAAGTTACTGCAACATCAAAAGTACTTCTTACAGTGCAATATGGAGGAGCAGCAGCGGGTATACCCTCTTTAATTTTGGGAATTGTGCAAGCAGGATCTTTTGGTGTTACCATTGGAAATGGTGGAAATGCTGCCTTAAACCAAGCAGTAAGAATTCACTTTATGATTATTAATTAACAAATACTAATTATGTCAATAGGAAATTTAAAAGATTACGGAAACAAGGGAAATAACTTCCCATGGCAATTAAAAGTACTTGAAGGTCTACAAAAAATTTATGATTTTTTAGTAGGGAGTAGTGCAGTAGCAACAAGAACACCTGTAATTCTTTCTGATACTGGTGCTGGAGGTATATCAGTAACATATGGTTTTTCAATAGCCAATGTTGGAACTGCTTCTGGAACAGTCAATGGTGTTACAATACCTGCAGGAACAACTGTAAATTTTGCTCCTGATAAGAATAACACTCTAAGTGGTATTACTTATGATGCAACAGGTACTACATTTTTAATTACTTGGATACAATAACTTATGAGTACCATAGTTTCCATAGCTGGAGGTTCAGGTTCTAATGATATTCTTACCCAATACCCAATGCTCACAGATGCATTTGGTAGAATTAGAACCGCACAACCATTAACATTATTTGATTCATCTCATAGATATAGAGATAATGGTTTATGGAATACTTCTACAACAAGTGGAGGTACTGCAGTATTTAGTCCAAATGAAGGATTAGTAAATCTAAATGTAACTGGTACAGCTGGATCTGAAGTAATAAGAGAAACAGCAAAAGTGTTTTCTTATCAACCAGGTAAGTCTTTGTTGGTTATGAATACATTTGTAATGGCTCCAGCTCAAACTAACTTAAGACAAAGAGTAGGTTATTTTGGAACAGAAAATGGTATATACATTGAATTAAGAGATAATACTTTAAGTTTTGTAGAAAGAAGTCTAGTTACAGGTGTAGTAACTGAAACTGTTGTACCCCAAGCTTCTTGGAATGCTGACACAATGGATGGTAATGGACCATCAGGAATAACTTTAGATATTAGTAAAGCTCAGATTCTATTTATGGATATTGAGTGGTTAGGTGAAGGCACAGTAAGAATAGGATTTATAATAGATGGGAACTTTATAGTTTGTCATAGATTTAATCATGCTAACTTAATTACTTCTACTTACATTACTACAGCTTCATTACCATTAAGATACGAGATACTTAATGCATCAACTGCAACAGCAACCACATTAAAACAAGTTTGTTCTTCTGTAATATCAGAGGGAGGATATGAGTTAAGAGGAGCACAACAAGCTGTTGGTACACCAATACTTACTCCAAGAACATTTCCAGTAGCAGGGACATTTTATCCTATTGTAGGATTAAGACTTATACCAACTAAACTAGATGGAATTGTAATACTTACTGCTGCGTCTATATTAGGTTTAGGTAATGGTAAAAACTATGCTTGGAGAGTTGTTCAATCTGCAACTATAACTGGTGGTTTATGGACTGCTGTTGGGGTTGATTCTGCTGTTGCATATAACTTAACAGGTACATCTGCTGCTGGAGGTAGAGTATTAGCACAAGGATATGTAAACTCTTCTAACCAAGGTTCTCCAAGTATTAACATATTAAAAGAAGCTTTATTTGCAACTCAACTTGAAAGAAATACTTTTACAGGAACTCCTTTTGAATTAGTAATTGAAATGGCTATTGATGCTATAGGAGGAACTTTAGGTGCATATGTTTCTGTAGATTGGGAAGAAATAAGTAGATAAGCTATAAATAAAACATATTAATTTATAATGAGTACAACAATACAAGTTTCAAGTCCTTCTAATCCAAAAATAATTGGTTTTTCTGGAACAACCGGTACACAAACAAGTTCAACAACTATAACAGTAGCGAAGTCTTTTTTAATACCTGCAAATACCTTTACTAATGATAACATTCTTGAAGTTGTATTTAGAATGTTTAGACAATCAGGTAATCTTGGTCAGTTATATGGACGTATCTATTTCAACACTACCAACAGCTTGACAGGTGCTACCTTATTCAATACTACCTTTACAATGAATGGTGGTGGTACTCAATATCTTGGTCATTGTCAACGGGTATTCAGTTACAATGGAACTGATTTGATTAATTTTACTAATCCTTTTTATTCAGATTATACAAATGGTTCAGTTCTTAATGTGCCATTCAATGCAACAGTAGATAACTACATCCTATTAACTATGCAATGTCAACAAGCATCTGATATTGCAAATATTGATCTTTGTAAAGTTTTAGCTTATGTTTAATATAGTAACAATTGAGAATGGTTTTATATTCAATGCTGTTGAATATATATTTGATGGAGAATATGAGATCATTAGTGAAACACAAGTTCATATACCAACAGATAAAGGAATTCTATTACTTGATCTATCATGCTCTATAGATGAAGTATCATATGATGACATTAATTTATTTGTTCAAGCTTTATATCAAGTAACAGAATGAAACATTTAATTATACTTTCTTTACTGTTAGTATTTATTACTTCTTGCTCATTAGAAAGAAGACTTGAAAAATACTGTCCACTATGTACTCAGAAAGATAGTATAGTTACTATAACTCAAATTAGAGATACAACTATTAATATCCCGGGAGAAACTGTATATATAGAAGATACATTATTCTGTGATTCATTAGGTAATGTATATGCCTCTAGACTAGCAGAAAAAGATGGAACTATTATTAAGTTACAATCAAGAGTTAGAGACAATAAATACAAAGTAGTTGCCCGCGTAGATACTATTTACAGAACTGTAAGAGGCAATACTATTTATAAAACACAGCTGATTACAAAAACTCAAAAGCCACAAAAGATAAAATACATCCCCGGTTGGGTTAATTTCCTAGCATGGTTAGGTGGTATATGGTTAATAATTATTATATTATATATTATATACCGTCTGATTAAAGCTCAAATACCTACAATATGAAAACAAATATAACTTTAGGAATCTTGGCAGTCTCTTCTTTCTTTGCACCAATTGAAATTATGGTGCTTGTTTTAATGTTCATCATCTTTGTAGATACTGTAGTTAAATTAATTTCTCTTAGAAAAATAGCTAAACAGACTAAAAGAAAATACAGAGATGTATTCCAATCTAGAATTCTTAGACAGGGATATGTATACAAATCTCTAGGGTATTATATCACTGCAGGTGTAGTATTTCCATTAGACTATTATGCATTAACTCCATTCCTCAATGGATTACTAAAGTTTTTAAGTTTTGACTTTGTTATAGCAGTACCTGCAATTCTTACTAATATCCTACTTGGTATATTCTCAATTATAGAATTAGCTTCTATTAATGAAAACTGGTTTGATATTACCGGAAACAATGTACTTAGAAAAACTTGTGATACTGTAAAGAAATTAAGAAAAGGTTTAAAAGACGCATCAGACACTTACAAAGACATCAAGAACTAATGAAACTGGATATTAATAAAATTGTTCAAGCAAGATTAGACAAAGATCAGTTCTATGCTGAAGAGTCTAAGAAGACACAAATCTACCTACATCATACAGCAGGTGGAGGCAATGCAGTAGCTGTATCAAGATACTGGAATAGTAATGATACAAGAATAGCAACTGCATTTGTTATTGGTGAGAATGGGGACATTGTACAATGTTTCTCATCTAAACATTGGGCTTGGCATTTAGGTATAGATTCAGAAGACTTTACTAAGAATGGTGCAAAGTATCAGAACTTAAATAAACTTTCTGTAGGTATAGAAGTTTGCAACTGGGGGCCATTAAAACTCCGCAATGGCAAATACTATAACTATGTAAATGGTGTAGTTAAACCAGAGAATGTAACAACTCTTGAGACACCATTTAAAGGTACCAAATATTGGTATAAATATTCAGATGCACAGATTGAATCTCTAAGACAACTAGTGGAATACTTATGTGAAACATATGATATTCCTAAGACTTATAGATCAGAAATCTGGGCAATTGATAGAGAAGCATTTAAAGGGGTTCCTGGAATCTATACACATAACTCTGTGAGAAAAGATAAGAGTGATATGTATCCAGATCCTAAAGTAATAGACATGTTAAAAAACCTATAAAATGAAATTTAGAAACTCTTGGAAATCATCCACAAAACAATGGGATAAAATAATGATCAGAATAAGATTATCATCATTAGATATCCTATCATTTGAAATGGATATATCCAGAAACTTTTACTTACTAACTATATTAAATCTAACAATTAAAAATCGCTAGTCATGAAAAAAATTAAATCAGTTAAAAAATATGAGGCAGGAGGGGCTAAAGAAGAACAATGTGATCCTATAAGAGGCTGTGGTCATAAAAGAGCACAAAAAGCTAATAAAAGAAGAGCTGCTGCAAATGCAGCAGGACCTGTTCTTAAAAAAATTGGTACAGCAATTGGTTCAATAGCAGCTGGAGCTTTAGCATATACTAAAAATGTTGGTGGAATTAAAGATAAAATTCAAGACCTTAAAGAAAACAAAAAAGGAGGATCTGTTAAAACCAAAAGATCAGTTGGCTCTACAACTAAAAGAAAAAAATAAATTACTGTTCTCTAAGTAAGGTGATCCAGGTATGTAGTATACCTGGATTTTTTATTTAAACTTGTTTTATTTAAACTTATTTTATATATATTTGTGTAAACTAATATAAATTAAAGTCTTATGGAAACAAACCAACAACCAGAAATGGAGATGACTCCAGAACAATTAGCTGAGCAAAAAGAAAAGATGCTTGAATTCTATAGAGAATCAATGCCTTATTTAAGAGCTCAGTTGGATTATGAAAAAATGCTTTTAGAAATTGATGAAACAAGATTTAAAAGATCTAGTATTCAATATCAATTTGCCATGATGGTAAATGGCCCACAACAAGAAGAGGAAGATGATCAAGAAGAATCTTCTGAACCAAACAAATCTGAGGGCAGAAAGCTTAAAAGAGGGTAATCATGGCCATAGTAAATCAAGTACAGAAAAGAGTAAGAATGCCCAAATGGGATGTGGTTAAATTCCAGATTCTTACACACTGCTACATTAAGAGAATTAATCTTAGTGACTCAGATCTTAATTGCTTGACTTTACTAAGTTTTAATGAACCAATAGAATTAACAGACTTTTGTTATGATGCATCTTCTGAGGAAGAACCAATCTTTAAATCTCCGCAAACTGTGAGAAACAGTGTAAATAAAGCTGAGAAAAATAATTTGGTAATTAAAGATGCATCTAACAAAAAGTTAATTAAACTAAATCCAGATTTAAAAATTCAGACAGAAGGAACTATTCTTTTAGATTACAAATTTTTAGGAGATGAATCCAAGGAAAGCTAAAAGAATCTATGATGTAGTATCTGAAGATCTAAACATTAAAAAAGATTTAGTTGAAGACTTAGTAGAGTTTTATTATAAAGATGTTAGAAAGCTACTTACTAATCTAGAATATCCAAGAATAAATATAGATGGTCTTGGTCAATTTGTAGCAAAACCAAAAGCAGTAGCAGGTTCAATTGATAAGATAACTAAATCACTTGATGATCATGATACTTCTACTTTCAAAGCATATCATAATAAAAAGGCAATGGAAAATAAACTAGAGCTATTGTTAAAGTTAAGCTCTAAGTTAGAAAAAGTAAATACTAGAAAGGAAGAATTTTTAAAAACCAAAAACAATGAAGAACGTACTTAATCTTATTTGGCAAAATAGATCACAGATTCTTGAAGGAATTAAAAACTCTGTAATTAGAGATGAGACAGTAGAAGAAATATCTAGACTCAGATATGATATCTGTGATGAGTGCCCAAGCAAAGGCAAGAAGTGTGCAGTAAAAGGCACAGCTCCTTGCTGCAATGAATGTGGGTGTTCACTTACATTTAAAACTAGATCATTATCAGCAGAGTGTCCTCTTGGCAAATGGCAAGCTATAATGACAGAAGAAGAAGAACAAGAATTAGAGAAACTATGAGTATAGTATTTAATGCCAAAGATCATAGCTATAAAAGCAATGATGGCTCAGAGATTAATTGGATAAGTGTTACTACACTAGTATCTCATTTTAAAAAACCTTTTGATGCAGAGAAGATTGCAAAGAAGGTTTGCAAGAATAAGAGATCTAAATGGTATGGTTTTTCACCAAAAGATATTATATCTATTTGGAATGCAGAATCAGAAAGAGCAGTTACTCTTGGAACATTCTACCATAACCAAAGAGAAGCTGACTTATGTTCTTTAGCTTCAATAGAAAGAGAAGGTGTTACAGTTCCAGTGTTTAAACCTAATGATTTAGCAAATGGAATCAAGACAGCTCCTCCACAAAAATTAGAACCAGGCGTGTATCCAGAGCATATGGTTTATCTTAAATCAGCAGGCATCTGTGGTCAGTCAGATCTCGTAGAAGTAGTTAATGGTAAAGTAAACATTATTGATTACAAAACTAATAAAGAGATTAAGACTGAATCTTACAAAGATTGGGAGGGAGTTTCTGAAAAGCTACTCTCTCCTGTATCTAACTTAGATGACTGTAATTTTAATCACTACAGTTTACAGTTGAGTATCTATATGTATATGATACTAAAGCACAATCCTAAATTGCAACCTGGGAAAATGTTTATCCATCATATACTATTTGAGACAGAGGGAGAAGATAGATATGGGTATCCTTTAACAAGCTATGATGACAATGGAGATCCTATTGTTAAAGATGTAGTACAAATGGAGATACCATATCTAAAAGATGAAGTAACAGCTATTATGCATTACATGCATGATAATAAAGATAAAATTAAAAAGAAATGATTGTAAAACTATTTGACATACAGAATGGTAAAGTAATTCCAACAGAGCATTGCTATACCTTAAAGGCACTTAAGGTGGTTATGGATAACTATCCAGATGATTATCTTAAGATATATCAGTACTTGTTTTATATGACATGTCCTAATCCAGATCTTAATCCATTTTTCTATACACCGGATTTAGATAAGGAGTCTTTAATTCTGGAACAAATAGATGCAGAATTTTCTACTGAAGACCAAGACATATTTATAGCCTTACAGTTTTGCCAGAGAATGTATGAAACACCTACATCCAGAGCATACAAAGGTATTGCATCCATGTTAGATAGATTAGGTAGATATATGGAAACTACACCTATCACACACGGGCGGGATGGTAATATTACAGCTTTAGTAAATGCTGCTAAGAACTATGAGGCAATTAGAGCATCATTTAAAGGTGCATACAAAGATCTACAAGAGGAACAATCTAGTAGAGTAAGAGGTGGTATTGGAATGGCATATGATCAGTAATGGAGATATTTGAAAACATACCAACCTATGACAATGGAACTTGGACTGTTACAGACTTTTCTTCAAGAGAAGAGTTTGCCAAGTTTGTAAGAAATATTTTTGATGAACCCGGTAAATATAATTTTGATGAAACTAGCTTATTATTTAATTCTGAATCAAGAAAGTTCAGAGACAATGGATATTACTGCGACTCTCCCTTTAAGTCCAAAGACTTCATCAATTACTGGGATGACCAAAAACTTAGATGTAGAAGAGGAGTCATTTACAAGTCAGGAGAAAGAACTTGGTACCTTACAAGAGATTACTACATGTGGCTTAACTTCTTACCAATATTTGATAAGGAGCAACAAATTTTTGACTTTGCTAAAATCAGGGATGCCCAGTATCACATGGCCCTCTATGAACTATTGGCAGAGCTCAACTTTAAGCATGTAGCTATTCTTAAGAAACGTCAGATAGCTTCTTCTTATTTTCACATGGCTAAGCTATTAAATCAAATTTGGTTTGAAGCTGGGGTTACTCTGAAGATAGGAGCAAGTCTTAAAGATTATATAAATGAGAAAGGTTCATGGAAGTTCTTAGATGAATATGCTGCTTTCTTAAATGAACATACTGCATGGTATAGACCAATGACTCCACATAAAGTAATGATGTGGCAACAGAAGATTGAGGTAAGAAAAGGGGATAGAAAGAATGAAGTAGGTCTCAAAGGTACAATGCAAGGTATGTCATTTGAGAAAGATCCTACAAATGGTGTAGGGGGTCCGGTAAAGTTCTTCTTTCATGAAGAGGCTGGTATTGCACCAAAGATGGATCAGACCTATGAGTATATGAGACCAGCAATGAGATCTGGTTTAATTACTACAGGGATGTTTATAGCTGCAGGATCTGTAGGGGATTTGTCTCAGTGTAATCCACTTAAGGATATGATTCTAAATCCTACATCTAAAGATATCTATGCAGTAGAGACAAACTTAATAGATAGTAAAGGAACAGAAGGTCTCTCAGGTTTGTTTATTCCTGAGCAATGGTCTATGCCTCCACATATAGATATATATGGTAATTCACTTGTAGAAGATGCATTAGAAGCATTAGATAGACAGTTTGAACAGTGGAAAAAAGATCTATCTCCAGAAGATTATCAATTAAGGATATCTCAGCACCCTAGAAATATTGAAGAAGCATTTGCACATAGATCTGTATCTGTATTCCCACCACATCTTGTTGCAGCACAACAGAGAAGAATAGATGAGAAAGAATATGCATATGAATTCCTAGATATATTCTATGATGAGAATGGAAGACCTGCAGTAAAGGAAACTAATAAGTTACCTATTATGCAATTCCCAGTATCTAAAAAGTTAGAAGATAAAACAGGAACTCTTGTTGTATGGGAAAGACCAATTAAGGATCCTACCTTTGGTCAGTACTATGCATCTATTGACCCCGTATCAGAAGGTAAAACAACTACTTCAGAATCACTATGTTCTATATATGTGATGAAAGCTCCAGTTGAAGTAACTAAAGTAACTGGCATAGAAACAGAGACTTATCTAGAACAAGATAAAATAGTAGCTGCTTGGTGTGGTAGATTTGATGATATTAATAAAACTCACCAGAGATTAGAACTAATAATAGAATGGTATAATGCATGGGCACTTATAGAAAGTAACGTGTCTTTGTTTATACAATATATGATATCTAGAAAGAAGCAAAGATATCTTGTACCAAAAGGTCAGATTATGTTCTTAAAAGATCTTGGTGCAAATACTAATGTTTACCAGGAGTATGGTTGGAGAAATACCGGTAACCTATTTAAGGCTCACATGCTTAGTTATGTTATTGAGTATTGTAAAGAAGAACTAGATACAGAAACAAAACCTGATGGTACAATAGTAAGAACAAAGTATGGAATAGAAAGAATTCCAGATCCCATGTTAATCAAAGAGATGCAAGAATATGTGGAAGGACTCAACGTGGATAGACTTGTAGCATTTACAGCATTGGTTGCATTCATGAGAATACAGCAATCTAATAGAGGTTATGCTAAAAGAACAATCATGGATGATGTAGCTAAAAACTTGCAAAAGTCAGAAAATTTGTTTAAATTAAATAGTAGTCCATTTAGGCATATTGGTGGACGCGGTAACTTAATTAATGGTCAGGCTTTTAAAAAATCACCATTTAAAAATATAAAATAACTATGCAAGTATATAACGCATTACAGTTAAAGAAAGGAGCAAAAGCTGAAAACAGTAGAATGGGTACTGTTACTCAGCCATTACAATTTTTACCTAAAAAGGAAAAAGATGAAGCATGGGCTGCCTGGAACTTGGATTGGGTAGAATGGCAAGGATTAAAACAAATCCGAAGAAATGCCAGAAGGTTAATGAAGAACTACAAACTTGCAAAAGGTATTATAGATAAGTCTGATTATATTGTAGAAGATAATAATGAGTATAGAGATATAGTAGAATTACTCACTAAGGAAGATGCTTCTGCACTAGAGTTAAAGTTTTATCCCATTATCCCAAATGTTATTAATGTTCTTGTAGCTGAATTTGCTAAAAGGTCTACTAAACTTACTTACCGTGCTGTAGATGAGTTCTCATATAATGAGATGCTAGAGCAAAAAAGAAAAATGGTAGAGGATGTTTTATTAGAAGATGCTAAGATGAAAATTTCATCTGCACTAATGGATCAAGGATTAGATCCAGCATCTGAAGAATTTATGCAAGAAACATCTGATGAAAAATTAAAAACTCTTCCTGAGATAGAAATGTACTTCAAGAAAGATTACAGATCAATGATTGAAGAGTGGGCTTCTCATCAACATAAAGTGGATGTAGAAAGATTTAGAATGGATGAACTTGAGGAAAGAGCATTTAGAGACATGCTTATTACAGATAGAGAGTTCTGGCATTTTAGAATGATGGAAGATGACTATGAAGTAGAACTTTGGAATCCAGCAATTACTTTCTACCACAAATCTCCAGATGCTAGATATATATCACAAGCTAACTGGGTTGGTAAAACAGATATGATGACTCCATCAGATGTAATAGACAAGTATGGCTATTTAATGGATGAAGAACAGTTAAAAGCTTTAGAGGCAATTTATCCTATTAGATCTGCTGGTTATGTTATTGGAGGTTACCAAAATGATGGTACAAGATATGATGCTACAAAATCACATGACTGGAATGTCAATATGCCGTCTCTTGCATATAGACAATATACTACAGCAATGTCTAATTCAGTATACAGTGGTGGGGATATTATTGCACAGATACTTTCTGAAGGAGAAGACTATTATGACCAAGGTATTGCATACTTATTAAGAGTAAGTACAATCTATTGGAAGTCACAAAGAAAGGTTGGACATCTAATTTCTATAGATGATAATGGTGAAGTTAAAATGGATATAGTTGATGAAGACTATGAAATTACAACTAAACCAATTTATGATACTAGATTAAATAAGAATAAAACTAAAGATACTCTTATTTATGGTGAGCATATAGACTGGATCTGGATCAATGAAGTATGGGGTGGTATTAAGATTGGACCAAACATTCCATCTTTTTGGGGTATGAATAATCCAGGTGGATTTACTCCAATGTACATAGGAATAAATAAATCAAAGCTTGGACCTATTCCTTTCCAATTTAAAGGTGATAGTACACTATATGGATGTAAGCTTCCTGTAGAAGGGTCTGTATTCTCAGATAGAAATACTAGATCTACTGCTCTACTAGACTTAATGAAGCCATATCAGATTGGATATAATATTGTAAACAATCAGATAGCAGACATCTTAGTAGATGAACTTGGTACTATCATCATGTTAGACCAGAATACTTTACCTAAGCACTCTCTTGGTGAAGACTGGGGTAAAGGTAACTATGCTAAGGCTTATGTAGCAATGAAGAATTTCCAGATGCTACCATTAGATACATCTATTACAAACACTGAGAATGCTCTTAACTTCCAACACTTTCAGAAACTAGATCTATCTCAGACAGAAAGATTAATGTCTAGGATTCAGATAGCAAACTACTTTAAGTCTCAGGCTTATGAAGTAATTGGAGTTAACCCACAAAGAATGGGACAACAGTTGTCTCAGATGACAGCTACAGGGGTAGAACAAGCCACTGCAGCATCTTACGCACAGACAGAGGTGTTCTTTATCCAGCACTGTGATTATCTAATGCCTAGAGTACACCAAATGCGTACAGACTTAGCACAATACTATCACTCTACAAAACCATCTTCAAGATTAACTTATATTACTACAGCAGATGAGAAAGTTAATTTTGAAATAAACGGTACAGATCTTTTAATGAGAGATCTTAATATATTCTGTAGTACTACCGCAAACCACAGAGCTGTTCTTGAGCAATTAAAACAAATGGCCATGACTAATAATACAGCTGGTGCTAGTATTTATGACCTTGGTAAAATTGTACAGTCTGATTCAATTGCACAACTTAATACAGTTCTTAAGTCTTCTGAACAAAAACAACAGGAGCTTAAGCAACAAGAAATGCAACAACAACAGCAAATGCAAGAACAACAAATTAAATCTCAACAGGAAATAGAGAAAATGAAGATTGATTCAGTTGCAGCTGAGAAAGAAAAAGATAGACAAAGAGATATCTTGGTTGCAGAAATTAGAGCAGCAGGTTATGGATCTATGGCAGATGTTAATCAGAATGAAATGTCAGACTATGCAGATGCTATGAAAGATATTAGAGCAACACAACAATATCAGCAACAAACTGATCTTCAAAAAACTAAAGAAGATAACAGAGTAAATGCTGATAGAGATAAGATAGCTTTAGAAAGAGAGAAGATAAATATGCAAAGAGAAGTAGCTGATAAGCAGTTGCAGATAGCTCAAGTCAATAAAAACAAGTATGACAAGGGCGGTTCTACAAAATCAAAAGATAAGTCTTAGCTATATAGTGCAAAAAATTAATTTCAAGAGGTTAAATTTTTGAAGTTTATTTCTTATATTAAATTATAAACAAAACCAACACATATGGATGAATTAGATAAAGTACTTGGTGAAGACCAAGTGCAAGATACTACAAAGGTAGATCAAGTAGATGTAAACATTGATGAAATGTTTGGTCTTCCGGGAGCAGAAAGTGTAATGCTTCCATCAGAAGATGAAAAACCTAAGTCTATGTTTTCAAAAGAAAGTGTAGACACAACGTTCCTTGACAAGCCTGCTTCTAAAGAAGAAGTAGCAAAGAAAGAAGAAGTAGAAGAAACTATTGCTGAGTTAGATAGTTTAATTTCTCAAGAAGAAGATGCTGGTAACAAAGGCAGACCAAAGGTTGATAAATCAGGTCTTGCTGAGTTAGCAACTAAAATGATTGAGGAAGGAACTCTTATTCCTTTTGATGATGATAAGTCACTAGAGGATTATACAACAAAAGATTTCCGTGAACTATTTGAGGCAAACTTTCAAGAAAGAGAAAATGCAATTAGAGAAAACACACCAAAAGAATTTTTTCAAGCTTTACCAGAAGAACTTCAAATTGCTGCTAAGTATGTTGCAGATGGTGGTACTGATCTTAAAGGATTGTTTAGAACTCTTGCTCATGTAGAAGAGATGAGAGACCTAGATCCTTATGATGAGAATGATCAGGTAGTTATTGCAAGACAATACTTATATGCAACAAACTTTGGTACTGCTGAAGAAATTGAGTCAGAGATTGAAGATTGGATGGACATGGGAAGGCTTGAGAAAAAAGCACAACAGTTCAAACCAAAGTTGGATAAAATGCAAGAGTCTATCATTGAAAGACAGTTGGCTGAACAAGAAATGAAAAGAGAACAACAAGCTGAAGCAGCAAAACAATACCAAGATAATGTATACAATACACTATCTGCTGGTGAGCTTGGAGGAATTAAACTTGATAGAAAAGTACAAGGTTTATTATTTTCAGGATTAGTTCAACCTAACTACCCTTCTATTTCTGGTAAACCTACAAACTTACTTGGACACTTATTAGAGAAGTATCAGTTTGTAGAACCAAGACACGATCTTATTGCAGAAGCTCTATGGCTACTTGCAGATCCAGATGGTTATAAATCTAAAATGAGAGACCAAGGATCAAGACAAGCTACTGAGAAAGCAGTAAGACAATTAAAAACGGAACAAGGTAGAAGAATAAGTTCATCTGTAGTAGAGCCTGAAGAAGCTCCTAGAAGAACACAATCTTCTTCCCCAAAACCACAAAGAACAATCTCAAGAGGAAATTTCTTCAAGAGAGGATAATTAAGTAACAAATAAAACAAATATAAAAATGGCAACTCCAGTTTTAAACAATGGGATATTCCTAAGAGATACAGCCTACCAAGCTTCATCGCATGTAGACTCTTATCACTTAGTGAATATGTTAAAGGATGCTGAACCTATGGATTTAGGTCCAGTTGATTTATGGGCTATGGCTCAGAAAGTAGAAATGCCGCTTTACCAGCTTTCTAGCTTTGGTGGCAAAAATGTAATTATGGTTGATAATGCTCGTGGAGAGTATAAGTGGCAGACTCCTGTCTCTACAGATCTTCCATATGTACTTGAAGACATTGAACCACTTAATGACTTCAAAGGAGTAGATGGTTCTACTTTTAGAATTAAATTAAGCCGCAGAGAGTTTGGACATGGTGATATCATCACTTATGACAAATACAATGGGGTTGAGATGTACATTACAGATGAGGATATTCTTCCATTAGGTGATGGTTATGTTTACACAGTTCAACTTGTTAACAATGACAACACAAGATTCTTAGATAATAGATTCTTAGCTAACGGAACAAGAATGTTCAGAAAAGGTTCTGCAAGAGGTGAGTATGGTGAAAGATTCTCTGACATCATGACCAATGCAGGATTCCGTGAATACTATAACTTTGTTGGTGGTGCAGAAGCTCACGTACATTATTCTATCTCTTCTAGAGCAGACTTAATGATCAAAGGTGGTATGAATGCAGATGGTACAGTTCCTGTAACTGAGATCTGGAGAACATTTGACAAAAATGTATTAGACCCATCAATCACATCTTTAGAGGATATGGTTAAAGTTATGGGTAAAGATGCTGTTAAGAAAGCATTTGATAACGGAGATTTGTCTAGAACTTTCTTGACAAACATGGAAGCAGCTCACCTTTCTAAAATTGCAACTGACATTGAGACTTACTTAATGTGGGGACAAGGAGGTAGAGTTAAGCAAGATGGTCCAGATGATATCAGATTATCTGTTGGACTTTGGCAACAATTGAACAATGCGTTCAAAAGAGTATATAACAAAAATAACTTTACTCTTGACTTATTCCGTGGAGAAATCTATAACTTCTTCAATGGTAAAGTTGAGTTCCAAGGACCAGATCCAAAAAGATCTCTTATTGTACAAACTGGTATGGGTGGTATGCGTATGGTTAATGAGGCCATTAGACAAGAAGCTATCGCATCAGGTTTGTTAATTCAGGCTGCTGATATAGGTGCTATCACTGGTAAAGGTATGGACTTGAACTTTGGATTTGCTTATACTTCATATGTAATTCCATTCTTGGCAAATGTTAAGTTTGTTCTTAACCCAGCATTTGACAATGTTCATACAAATGATATTGAGAACCCAATCATTGATGGTTTCCCATTATCTTCTTATAGCTTTATCATCTTTGATATCACTGATAACACTAATGATAATATTTATATGTTGAAACTTTCTTGGGATAACCAATTGAAGTGGTGGTATCAAAATGGTACTATGGACTACATGGGAAGAACTCAAGGATTCCAGTCTTCTGGACAATTCAACGGGTACCGTGTGATGATGTCTCAAACAATGCCAGCTATCTGGGTAAAAGACCCTACAAAAGTCTTGAAAATTGTTATGAGAAACCCAATTACCGGAGGCTCTCTATAATAGATCAGAGTATAAGAGGGAGTGTAATAGCTCCCTCTTTTTACTTATTTTTTAAAATTTAAAACCAACAAAAAAATGGAAAGTACAGGATTTACAATGGTGGAAATTAATAAGGCTGCCACCGCAAGAAAAACAGCTATTGCTATTAGACCGTTCTTTGATAAAAATGCCGCTAACATGGGGCTAGAAATTTATGATCAAGTATTGTTTGATGGTGTAAAACATCAAGAACAATTATCTTGCTTAGAAGTCAATGGAGTAATTAGGTATGTTACAGGTTTAAATGAATTTGCACCTGAAATTAAACTTTTACCCGCTGATCAAAGAGCAGCTAAGATTAAAGAAATCAGAACAGCTATTGCTGAACTAGAAAGAGAACTAGCAGCAAATGTTATTGAGATTGAAGATAAAGATTTTTGGAACAAAGTAAAGTTACTTACTCCAACAAATAAAGACTTCTGGAATAAGATAGATATTAAATGTGGCAATGAGCCAGTTTATCTTGATCCAAAAGATCCTTTTGATAGAATTAAAATTTATGCTATTGAAGCTGGAGGATTTTCAATTGTAGCAAAGAGCTATGAAGATGCAAGATCAAAAGCTAAACCGCCTAAGTTTTATTTAGATAAGGAAGAAGAAACTGTAATGATTAGAACTGAGTACAAGAAAATGCGTAACAAAGCACTTTCTGAATTACAGAAGTTATTTGATAAGAACAGTACAAAACTATTCTATGTTGCTAAAATAGTAGATATTAATAGCACACAGTATAGAAAATCTACTCCAAATGATGTCATTTATGAAAACATGGATATGTACATAAATGGTGAAGGAGGAGAAAGCAACAAAGAAAGAGCAGCTAAATCTTTCATTGATGCAGTAAATATGGATATGGAAACACTAAAAATTAAATCAGTTGTTAGAGATTCCGTATTTTTTAAGTATATTATAAGTAAGGCAGATGGTTATATTTATCATGCTAAGTCTAATAGCTTACTTGGTAGAAATGTATCAGATGTTGTAGAGTACTTTAAGAACCCTTTAAATGAAGATATTCTTAAAGATGTTACAGCTTCTGTTGAAAAACTATGGAACTCGTAAATATTACATAAAATGAAAAAGACAAAAACTGGAACATATGTTGGTTTAAACAATAATGTTTCTGCATTAAAGGTTGCTGGTACTAAGGGTACAAAGTCTGGAGTTAATTCTAAAGTCTCTGCATCTAAAGTTGCTAAAGGACGTTCAGGTGGTACATCTAAAGCTCCTAAAAAAGCAAACCCATAATCATGGCAAAGGATGCATGCTATCATAGTGTAAAAGCACGGTATGCTGTGTTCCCTTCTGCAAGAGCCTCACAAGCTATTGCTAAATGCCGTAAAGGTAAAGGTCAAGTTAGAAAGACTGAGAAGGGTGCAGAGTTAAAAAGATGGCAAGCAGAGAAATGGCAAGATACTAAAACAGGAAAAGCTTGTGGTGCCGGTGGTAAAAATGAATACTGCCGGCCTACAAAAAGAGTATCTAAGGATACACCAAAAACAAAGTATGAACTAACTCCTTCTAAACTAGCTGCTAAAAAAGCTGAGAAGTCAAGAGTAGGAATGGGAAGAAGAGTTAAAAATGTATAGTTATGGCAATTAAGAAAACAACAAAATCAACACCAGCTAAGAAATCTTCTTCAGTTGGTATTTCTATTTTAGGTGGAAGCAAAGCAGACATGAGAAAATGGGAAATTGAATCTGCTATGTCTACACTACAAAGAGCTTCTGAGATTCAGAAGAATGCAAAGCTTATGAATGATGTTAAGAGATTAGCAGCAGAAAAAGCTAAAGAGTTTAATAGTATAGCTGCTGGTAAAAAGTTTTAATCATGGAAAGTAGTAGAGCACAACAAGCAGCAATAGCTATTTCAATGAAGAAAGCTGGTAAAACACCTAAAAGAAAAATGAAAGCTGGTGGATCTTCAAAAGACCCAGGACCAGGTCCTAGCAAAGGAGTATTGGGTAATATATTAGGTCTTATTGGAGGTGGTTCAGGTATTTTAGCTGGAACAATATTAGCTAATAGAAATAAAGATTCTGAAGAAGCTATTGAAAGAGATAATAAAAGAATTAAAAGAAAAAGTGCTAGAAGAGAAAAGAAAAATTTTCAACCTATTTCTGGACCGTCTTTTGGTACTTATAAAAAAGGTGGTACATTAAAGACAAAGAAAAAATAATTTAAGTCATGGAAAAATTAAACTTTGATCAGATGTTGCAAGCAGCATGTGATGCAATGAAAAAAGAATCTTTAATGGCACAACTTTACCAAGCAATTACTGGTAAAGAAATGGTTGTTATGCAAGTTATTTTTAAAGGTGACATGAAGTATCCATCTTATATTGTTATGGTAGATGACAGAGGTAACACAATGGTTACTGGAATGCCTTCTCCTTATCTTGATGACTTAGTAATTGACATGCCACTAGAGATGACAGAAGCAGAAGCTGAGGCAGCTTTAGTTGCAGCAGGTTATGAAGATAACTGGAGCACTCTTACTTTAAGAGCTCCATTATATTCAGTAGTATATCCACCACTATACATCTTTGCTGTAAAGCATAAAGGATTTATTGCTGTGGATTCTACTGATAGCACAAATGTATTTCCAATTTCATAAAAATGAAAAAAACAGCTAAAGTAAAGGTTACAGCTGGTGGAGAAAAACATGTAGTTTATAAGAAGACTACAAAAAAAGGTGAAGGAAAGATTGGTCATATAATGGTTAATCATCCTACTAAAGATAAAGGTCAGTGGGATACAATAGATCTTACTGCAAAAGGTAAAGCCAAGACAGTTGCGCAGGGTGTAGCTGCTACAAAGAAATGGCATAAGGATAACCCTGAGTATAAATATAAAGGTAAAGGAAATGGCAAAGTCACCCGCATGGCAAAGAAAAGAAGGTAAGAACCCAACAGGTGGTCTTAATGCTAAAGGTGTGGCTAGTTATAGAGCAGCTAATCCAGGAAGTAAACTTCAGACAGCTGTAACTACTAAACCATCAAAACTAAAACCTGGAAGCAAGGATGCTAAAAGACGTAAAAGTTTTTGTGCTAGAATGTCTGGAATGCCAGGACCAATGAAAGATGAAAAAGGAAGACCAACTAGAAAAGCTCTTTCTTTAAGAAAGTGGAATTGTTAATTTATTATATATAATTATGAAAACTATGAAGACTTGTAAAATGGGTTGCGGCAAAATGAAATCCGGTGGTCCTGTTAAGAAAGTAAAGAAGATGGCTAATGGTGGTCAAGCTTTAAATAAAGCACGTGGATATGCGGATGCTCAAAGTGGTGGAGACAATGTTAAAATGGGTATCTATGGTGTTCCCAATGCAGGACCTACTGGAAACAATAGAACTGCTGGATATTCATACAAAAAAGGTGGAACAACTAAAAATGCTAAATTAGCTGCAATGGCTGCACCTAAAAATAAAATTACTAGAGCAGACATTATTACTGCAATTAAGAAAAAAGCTAAAAAGAAATAATCATGTGTAGTTGTAGAGGAAAAGGTAAAGTTAAAAAGTAAGTCATGGCAACTAAAAAAGCTACTGCAAAGTTTGGAGCATCTGTAAAAGTACAGAGAGGATATCCTGGTAAAATCAGATCTTCTAAAGATCAAGGGTATACGGCTGTAGGAGAAAGAGAGCCTGATAGAACTGAGTTTAAAAAAGGTGGTTGGATACAGGGAGCTATTAAAAAACCTGGAGCATTAAGAGCATCTCTTGGTGTTAAGAAAGGTGAAAAAATTCCTAAAGCTAAACTAGAAGCTGCTGCAAAAAAAGGTGGTAAACTTGGACAAAGAGCAAGACTTGCTATTACATTAGGTAAAATGCGTAAAAATAAACAATCATGAAAAAAAATAATAAAGTAAATCCACTTACTCACTTTAATAATCTTAAAGCTGCTGCTGTTAAGAAAGCTGGTAAAGAAATGTCTACATATAAGAAGTCATTGAAAAAAGCTCAAACTGGTATTGCTGCTGGTCCACAAAATAATTATTGGTATAATAGTACTGAAAAAAGAGCAATGAGTGATGCACAAGATAGATATACTGCTTCTCGTGAAAGATCTAATAATTATGATGAAGATGCACAAAGAGAATATAAAGCATTAATTGATAATTATCAACCATATGGACCAATAGTACCATTAGCTGATCAAGTAAATGAGTTAAATAAAAAATATCCATACTATGATGGTATTATGGAAACACCATTTAAAGGTGGTGATTTTAATAAGGGATATAATGAAATGTATAAAAAAGCAGATAAAAAAGATTCTTGGACTAGAGAACAAGACTTATCAGATCCATATTCAAATGTAGGTGTGGGAATGATTAAAAAAAGAGGAGGAGCTATTACTACAAAAAGAAAAAGAAAATAATAATAGATAATCATGAATAAAAAAAATAAAGTTAAGAAGGGTTTATTAGGAACACCACTTGGAAATCCACTTGCCTATTTTAATTCTCAGAAAACAAAAAAATCCGCGGAACCTAAACAGAGTTTGAAAAAAGCTCAAAATGGTGTTGTTGCAGGACCTTATGAAGAAGGTACTGCAAAATATCTTGATACTAAATATCCTGGTACAGCAATGAAATTTACAGGTCCTGTAGATCCTAGTTATGAAGCTGATCAAAGAGATAAAGTAGCAAGACCAAGCAGCTTTGGTTGGGATAGAACATCAAAACTTGAAGCACAAGATAGGTCTAGAGAAGAAGAGTCATTAAGATCTCCATACGGAGATTTTAATTATGGTCTGGGGCTTACTGAAAGTGATGCATATAAAAGAGGTGGTAGAGTTAAAAAGAAAATAAAAAATGTTAAATAGTACTATAACTGTAAAGATTAAGCAAAGGCTGAATAAGTTAGATAGCAATGACTATGACAACATAGAATGTTGGCAGATAGTTGAGGCATTTAATAAAGCTCAGGTAGAATGGTCTAGAAGACAGTTGCATGGTATTAATATAACTAAGGAGGGTGATGAGCAATCTACCCGGAGAAAAGATGACATGCAAGTTCTTCTTAATAAAACTACCATAACTAATTTAACAGATAAAGGAGATTATTCTTTTTTAAGTATTCCCGGAAATTATCTTCAGTGGAAAAGAGTAGATGTATATGCTCAAAGAGATTGCTGTGATAAAAGAAGAATGGTAATCTATCTTGCAGAGGAAGGTAACGTATCTATACTCTTAAGAGATAAGTTAAAAAGACCAAGCTTTGAGTGGGCAGAAACATTTGCTACTCTTATAGATGATAGAATCAATGTCTATACTAATGGAGAGTTTAATGTTCCGGAAGTAGATTTAACTTACTATAGACAACCAAGAAAAATTCAAATTCAAGGGTGTGTGGATCCATACACTAATTTACAATCTCCTGTAAATGTTACATGTGAATTTAAAGATGATATAATAGAAATACTAATAGATGAAGCAGTGAGTATTCTAGCTGGAGATATTGAATCTAACAATCAATTCTCTAGAGGTACAGAAACTGCAGAACGCAACAACTAATAATGGAAACAAAATCTAGACTTTTAAAAAGAAATCCTGAACCTACTAGAACTATAGCTAGACCACAGGTAACAGTAACTCAACCAAAAAGTGAGCCTGCAAAACCACAACCAACTCCGGATACTGGAGTAGGTGGTAGTTCATTAGACAACATGGTATCTTCTTGTGCTAGTGAATTAATGAATGCAAGAACAAGTATTCATAAATTACACTTAAAAGTAACAGGAGAAGGATCTTATGCTGCACACAAAGCATTGAATGAGCTTTATGATGCATTACCAGATTTTGCAGATACTTTAATTGAAGGATATCAAGGAGCTGCTGAGAAGTTACTTTCATATAAAGAAGTAACACCAAGAACTCTTGATACAGTTGCTGATGGTGTTAATTATATTAGAGACATCTATGGAATGATTAACAAGTTACAAGGCATGTTACCTTATTCTGAAATTGTAAACAATCTTGATTTAGTAAAAGATGCTCTTAACTCTGCTAAGTACAAATTACTTTTCTTAAAATAATTTTGGAATTAGAGATATTTTTACTATATTATAATATATATGTTTAACTAAAATTTAAAAAAATGGCTTATTTTAATCATGCGTTTAAGAAAACGTTTCTTGCAACAGGAGCTACTATTGGTCCTGTTCCAATCACAAATCCTTCAGGTGGATCTTTAGGTACTGCTGCTGCAAATGGTGGTTTCTTAACTACTACCCTTTTACCAACTTATGCATTGAATCAACTTGCTGCTGCGTCTACTGCAATCAATGGTAACTATGAAAACAACTATGTTGGTTACTTTACTAGAGATGGTGTTTCTGCTGCTGGTGGTGATTATGCATCTTGTTGCCCACTTTACTTAGTAGGTTCTGCAATCTACTGTGAAGACAGAATTAGTCCGTTCTTAGGTGGATACCAAGAGACTAACAAGTCTAAATTGATCAACCCTAGATATGTATCTAGATTCTACAGTGTAGATTCTTGTGCTCCATCTAACAATGTAGTACACGTTGGTTCTACTTATTCTAGTTTAGGTGGTGGTGTAACAACTGGTTCTGTTACAACTCCTGGTGCTGGATATACTGCTACAGCTACACCAGAACTTACTGAAACAACAACTGTAACTGGTACTGGTACTGGTCTTACATTGTTTATTACTGTTGCTGCTGGTATTCCAACTGTAACAGGAATTGCAAGTCTTGGTAAAGGTTATGAAGTTGGTGATACTGTAACAATTAATGACTGGGCTGGATTTGCACCTGGAACTCTTGCAGTATATACTATTGTATTTGTTACTCCTGCAATTGATCCAGTTATCCCAGGAACTAACTGTTGTAAAGAGTTCTTATGTGGTGAGACTTATAATCTTCGTTTAGATGTTAAAGGTTCTCCAGCTTTGAGATTCTTAAATCACAATGCATACTATACTGCAACTGCTTACACAGGATGTTGTCCAGCAGGAGCTATTGCTCCAACTCCAGTAGATTCTACTGAAGTAATGATCCTTTGGGCTAATGATTTATTAAACTCTCCAATTGTATCTCCATTCATTCAGATTGCTATTCAAGATGAGACTGGTGTTATTTGGTATGCTCCAGGAACAAATGCTGCTTTCTTAGCTGCTGAAGGTGCTAATACTTGGGATAATTATGTATCTCCAGGACACATCACTAATGCTTGTGCAGGTTTAATCCTTAATGGTGCTTATGTAGATACTAGATTTGGAGATTGTACTTTCCAAATTTCTGACTTCTATGAGAAACAACCAGTTAACTTAATTGTAAGTGAAGTAGATTTAAATGGTGATCCATGTGAGTTTACAGGAATTTGTGTTGTTAATGAGTGTTTAGGTTCTCAAGCAATGGGTCTTGGAGAATCAGTATTGAGAGATATTATTCTTTCTGAGTCTTACAGACAAAACTTCTTCTCTTCTGACTTCAGAATCCGGGAGATCACTCAAGGTAACCAAATTGTAAATGCTATCAACAGACAAGCACTTTACTATAGAACTTACTTACAACACAGTGTTCCAAGATTTAACAATCCTTCTGGTACATTTGATAATGATCAATACTTGTTAGAAGTTATCTTTACTGATGCTGCTTCTGCAGGTGCATTTGAAAGTCAAACTACAGTTTGGTTAGGTACTTGTGGTGTATGTGAGCTTGAGAACTTTGGTTGCTTGTCAACTTGTACAGCAGTTGCATTCCCAGCTCTTCCAGCTCAGTGCGGAATCTAAGAATTAAAGGTTAATAAATAAATAAAAGGGGAGAGCGAGTTTATACTCCTCTCCTTTTTTTATTAAAATAAAGTATATGGCAAATCATGTATTAAGTTTAGAGGTGCCTCAAGTAATGAATGAATGCATTCTTAAAATACTTGACACAAGTGTATATCAGACAGTAGATCCTGCTATCCCAATTGTATGTCCTACACTAAATGTTACAGTACCTGGATTTGGTTATTCTAACCAGATAGAAGGAACTGTGATGACTAATTTTGTTAATACAGGTCACATAACTTTAACTGCATGTGATTTACAATTACAAACTACAAATTGCGGTACTAAGTATTTTAATTTACCAGATGGCATATATATTATAAAATACAGTGTATCTCCAAATGATACTGTATATGTAGAGTATAATCATATGAGAATGACACATGCTTTAAATAAATATTACAAAATACTTTGTGATGTAGATGTTGCAGCATGTGATCCTCCATATAAAATTAAAGATAAACTTGAAGAACTTAGATTAATATTTATGTATCTTCAAGCAGCAAAGTCTAAAGTAGAGTTTTGTCATGAGCCACAGAAAGGTATGAGCTTATACAACTATGCTTTAAAGCTTTTGAATAAAATGGAATGTAGAAATTGTTAAACTAAATAAAAACCAATAATTATGTCAGTATGTGGTAATTGCAAAGCAAAACTATCTTGTGGATGTCAAAGAAGAAAAGCAACTGATGGACAGCAAGTATGCTCAAATTGCATAACAAATTATGAAGCAAAATTAAAAGCTAATAAAGCAAAAGATAATTTACAGAAATTCACTAAATAAACAAAATGGCTGCACCCGTTCCTTATTATTTAATAACTAGTTGTTGCTCTCAAACAGTTATGTCTGGTTTATTTCGTATACCAGGCTTAGGAACACTTCCAAGTGGGGTGTATGAATATAATGGGCCTACTTTTACAGAATCTGTAACAGGTATGGTATTTAACTCTAATTTTTGTTATACAGTAGTATTTCAAGGTACAACTGTTACACCATATCCATCAGCTTTTAATTCAGCTACTATAACATTAACTGCAAGCAATGACTGTGATGATCCAGTATGTGCAGAATGTGGACCTAAATTTCCAGCCTATTCCATTTTTAATTGTTGTGATACTGCTAATGTTATTAGTTTAAATATTGATATAGATACATGT